CTAACCATGTATCTGAATATCCTGTTTCTGACATATTATTGCAATTCGGTTGCTAACTCTCCAGCACCAGCGATATAAGCAATAGCGTCGATGTAGTTATCTGTATGTGTTGAATCGTTAGCAATTCTAGAAATTTTTACCATAGCCATCATTACGGCTACTAGTTCGGGTTGTATGGGTTCTTCAAGATGTAATAGTTCTGCCCACATAACACCAATTCTTCTATGATTATCCCAAAACGAACCATAGGTTTCTTGACGAGCATCAGTTAATAAACAACTTGCTTCGGCTAATAAATCGTTGATGTCCATTAATCTAACCATACCTTATAGGCTGCTGTTACTCTGCCTTTGATGGGATCAATGAAATGTAATCTTTGTGAAGGTGTTGCGCTTGCTGCCAACATAACACCAGCATAGCGATTATCAGATTCCGTGCTTCCTGTTTGGTACACAGACCCTTGTCCGTTAGCCATTGGCCATTCTGCGTGGGTATGGTAGTGACCGATATAGACATCTCGGAAATCCCAATCGTATGCCCCTGATCGCCACCTATTCGCATGCTGAACGATTGACGACGGACTCGCAAATCCATTCCTGCCAACTTCATCGCCATGAATAAGGAGTGCTTTGTAGTTTCCGATTTCAACTCTCTGGATATCGTCTGGACACTCCTGCCATGTAAGTCGCTTTTCTCCTGACAATAATTGCCGGGCAAGTTCGTAGCACATTCTGTCGAAGTTATCTGATCTTGGAACATTATCACGCTTAGACCCTATACGACCATGATTGCCCCATTCGGGAACGACATGCACTTTCTCGTAATTAGATAATGCGTATTGAACTACTTCAACTAATAATCTAGATACATTTACATACTGTTCAAACAGGGTTGAATCTATCTCAAATACTTGTCCGGGAAAGTTGAATAAACCTTCAACCATATCGCCACCGAACATAATAGTTAATTCTCTGACTGGGTGATCGGCTCGTTGTATATCAGTAATGCGTACAGCCTTCTGTGTAAAACTAATTACTCGCTCACGCATGACTTCACTATTGTAAGTTTGCGTTCGTTTAGCGCCTTGCCAATCTGTTAAATGCCATAGTGCAACTTCCGCCTTCGTTCTTCTTTTATCTGCCTCGGGTGTTTTAATTTCTTGCATTTTACCTACTGCCAATACAGCATCGTAGGAAGCCTGAATAGTTGCTTCAACTAATTCATCAGTGCGTTGTTTAGCCTGTTGTAGTTGTTTCTGTGTGCGCTGTAATGCTTTGCGCAATTCTACTATTTCAGGATTAGAGTCTTTTTCTAACTGCTCTAAATCTTTATCTAGCGACACCAGTACACCTTCCGCGTCTATGTCGCCCGATTGTACTGTCGCTTATTGGATATCCGTTTTTCTGTAATACTTCATGAATAGCCATGTGCGTAATTTTAGGATTATCCATACGCAATTTAAGTGCTTCTGATTCGTTAGATGGTAAGTTTGCCAATAAAGTGCAGACAGAACACCATGCTCTACGAGTATCAGGAAAATTGCTCTCGTTTCCGAGGTCTTCCAGCAACCCCATGACTATTTCTTCTTAGTCTTTTTCTTCGTCAGTTTGGCTAGTTTGTCTAGATCAATTGATATTTTATTTTCAACCATACCGAAGGCAGAATCTTTAGGATTCAACGCACGAATTGCAGGTCCGAGAATAGCGATTAGTCCTGCTACGGCTAAGTCTTCAACATCTGTTTTTCCCATGCTGTAAGCAGTTAATACCGCTACGGCAAAAGAACGAGCGTATGAAGCAAGTGCTGATTTCATTTTGTTATTCATCTTTTCTTCCTTCCGTTAGGGGCGAACAACAGCCATAACTGTAGCATATGATCTTTTCTTTTGATATACGCCACCGCCATTTGACTGTGAACCTTTATTGTTAGGAGATGTATTACCTTCAATCGTTCTTAATGCTTTCAATCTTTTCATATTTTTATCAACGATTCCGACATGATCAGGTTGCGCATCGGTATCAAATTGAAAGAATACTATGTCGCCTTCTCGGGCTTCGCCTACTGGTACAATCTTGCCTTTCTTCGCAAACCATTTCAGTCCTGCGTCGCAAGAGGCAAAACCTTTCTTGGTTTCAGCAGCAACTTTATCTACTAATCCTGCTTTGTCGTAGCACCAAGAAACAAATATTGCACACCAAGGCTGGCCATTGATGCCATACCATGCGCCATATTTAGTTTCGTTATCGTTCTTCTCTGTATAGTCTAGTTCAAACCTAGCACGATTTACTATGTCGTTCATATTCCACCTACTTCTTATTGATTAACAGTAAGTATATCTGATCTAGTCGGCTTTCTAGTATTTTATTGTCAATATCATTGACTTTGTCTTTTACGCTAGAGCCACCATTAGGTTTAAGTTCGCTAAGATAATCACGAATCAATGCTTTGGTAATAAATCTATGTATCGCCCAAAATGATGCAAGTATGGCTACTATTGCCGAAGCGGTTGTAGCCCAATCTGGTATAGACATTGTAGTTTCCTTTGTTATGCGAGTATCGCTACTCCGTTAAGAACTATTTCCGAAGTTGTATCAAGAACTGCTGGTGTGTTGTAATCTACGATTTGTGAACCACCATTAGCGGTAGGACACCACAAATACATATCTGATGTGCCTTCTGCTAATATGCCAAATATTGTGTAAGTATCTCCGTTATCACTTATGTATCCCGGAGCAACAACATCGTGAGCGAATACAGGAAAGCCAGCAGGAAGTGTAAAATAAATCTGCCCAGTTCCCCAGTTGCTTACTGTTGTGCCAAGTATCTCTGCATAAGCAGTTAATACTTTACCTACTTGTTGTGATTCAACAGTTATTGGACTGCCTGTATAAACAATATCATTGTTAGTCGTTTTAAGAATAGAGGTAGTCGTTGTAATCAGGCTAGGGCTTAAACTATTATCTGCTATCTCTACCCAAATTGTGCCGTTCCAGTATTTTAATAAAGTCGCATCTGTATCATAATAAATATCACCAATTCTAGGATTAGTTGGTGTGTAAGTTGAGAAATCAACATTGGGTGCATTAAATCTATATGCAGTTTCTAGCGCACGAATTCTTCTATCTAAATCCCAAAACAATTCAGAGGCAACTGGTGGCAAGTTGATATACGGCATGAGTTCCTAAATCGTTGGGTCGGTTAAGGTTAATGTTACTCGCTCAGGACCGTCTTCTCCAGGCTGAACACTGATTGCTACTATTCTAAATACTTGCGAAAGCCCAAACCCACTACCATTGTTAGGAAATCTATCGTCTGTGATTCTTAATAAACATTCATCGCCAGTCTTATATGACCCTAGAACTGGTGAGGCATAAGCAGGAATCACAATCTTAGGTGTTACTATCGGAACCTGTTTGGCTGTTACTTCGCCAAGAGTTTGTTCAGCCAATATATTAGGGTCGTATTGATCTGTATAAGAAACTGTGTCTTCTAGTAGCGGATAACCTGCCGCAATTTGATCTATTGGCGATACCGCAGTAGCACGAATCTTGGCTTCGTTAGATTGTGGACCTATGCCGTACATAGTGTTAGCAACAACTGAGCCATCATCTGGCCACTCATATACAACTATATTGCCGGGAAATTCAAATACTAAAGCACTAGGACTTGTAGATACATAAGGAGTTCCTCGCTGTGGGTATGCAGTTTGCGCATACTTGCGTGGCTCTAGATTTGCGTCATAAGCAACATCTATATTGAAATCAAATCCATCTTGTTGATTACTGAGGTCTTTGATAGCACCCCATACATCTTTGAACTCGTAGTCATAATAAACACGAGTTACATCTACACCTGAAATATTGTTTGGAATTACTATACCTATATCGCCACCTGATACTTGTTGGGCTAAATCTAATAAGTCTTGCGCAATAAATAATTGATCTTCGGTGTCATAAACTAAAGCCTGAGCGTTAGACATAAAGTCGCCAGTAATTCTTCGGCGTTCAAAATATGAACCAAACTCTCTAGCACTAAATGTGAAATGCTGAGAATCTGTATCCCATGTGCGTAGCCAAATAATTCCGCCCCAAATAAGCACGCCATCACGATCAACATAAATTGCTGTGCGTGAAGGTATTGTACTACCTACAATATCGTAGCCTTGTTCTTGTGCATCTGAACCAAGAATAGAACCACTAAAACTGCCGGGAGTATTCAATGACTGCGTAA